TTAGATAAATCTACAGATTTAAAACGTCAAATCGATGCTGCAATACTTAAAGGTGAGATTACAAAAGATATTAAAGCAGCAGATCCATCAGCTAAACTAGCTGCAGAGTTAACTAAAAAAAGAATAGAATTAGCAGATAAGACTTTAGAAGGTGGAGATCTTAGTGAAGATTTAATTGCTGCTTACAATAAACAAGGAGCATTCCCAGCAGGCAATCAATTAGCGGGATTTGCTAGAGCAAAAGGAATAGATATAGATGGTGTCGAAGATACCCAAGAAGTTAAAAAATGGATGAAGGATAACAAAAGTGACGAAGCAGGATATCTAGGTTCTCTAGTTAAAGAAGGAAAAGTACCTGATGGAACTTATGTCATTAACAATAGAATCTTTACCGTAAATGGAGAAGATATTACTTCAGTTGTATAGGAGGTTAAATGGCTTCTATATTTGGAGACAATCAAACATTAAGTTCATCAAACGATAATCAAAAAGTTGGAACAATAGAGTCTATATTATCAGGTGTTATATCTGGTGGTATCGCAATACCAAAAGGTTTCTTTTCTTTAGGTGGTACATTGTTAGATCTTGGTGTAGATAAAAATAGAGCTGCAAGAGTAGAAGCATTTTTTGATGATCTTACAGAGTTTGATGAAAAAGCAGAGGCAACAGCAGCTGGTAGAATTACAGAAGCCTTAGTTAACATAGGTATACCTGCAGTTAGAGGTATGAAAATAGGAGCACAATTAGCAGACGATGCTATGCGTGCCAGTAGAAATGGTAAGTATTTTAAAACTACGAACCCAAGTTTAAAAACAGCAATAGATAAAGCAGCTGAATTAAATACAAAAGGTCAAACAAATAAATTTATTGCAGGTGCTTTGGGTGGTGGTGTAGCTGAGGCTGTGTTTGTTGGTGATGTAGAACAACTCGGTACGTTTGGTGATTTTGTCGGTGGCCCAACAGCTATAGATAGATCATCAACAGATGATGATCCAACAAGAGAACTATTAAACAGAGTTAAGTTTGGTACAGAAGGTGCATTATTTACAGGTGTTATTGGTGGTGCAGGTAAAGTTGTTAAAAAACTTACAGACAGAAATAAACAATTAGACATAGCAAACTCTAAACTAGATAGATTTATAGATAAAATTGCATCAGGGTTCAGGGCACGTAGTGGTAAGACTCAAGAATTTTTTGATATTGAAAGAACATCTATCGGTGAAAGAGCAGCAGATGCTGCTGGTGCAAGAAATATATCTAGAGAATTAGATCAAGCAATAGACAAAGTATTTCCACCGATGCGTACAGTATTAAATCAAGCAGAGGCTGCAAAAAGAAAACAAACGCTTACAAAAATAAATGATTTATTATTATCTGGTAAAGCAGAACTAGACGATCAAGGTGTTGCAACATTTGGTAAATTAGATGAAGCAAAGAAAGCAGCACTAGTAAAAGAATTAAAAGGTATGAAAGTAGACGACCAAGTTATTACTGACATACTTGGAAGTCTTTCTACAATAAGAACTAGATGGTCTGATTTATTTTCTAAACTAGGAAGATCACTAGGTCAGAATGAAATACAAGAATTTAAAACTTTGTTTGGTAATAAGTTTAAAAATTACATTGGATCTACTTATGATATATTTCAAAATCAAAGTATCTTTCCATGGGTAAGATACAAACCTGCAAAAGAAGCAGTAGACGAAGCTAAAGAAGTATTTAAATCTAGCGCAAGAGAAGCAGGAGAAGAGCTTACAGATTTACAAGCAGAACAAGCTGTAACTAGAGTACTAAGAACTGCAAGACTACCAAAAGGTATTAGAATGGATAAACCATCTGATGCCATATTTGAGGTTCCAGAATTTTTTGTAAATAGAACTACATTAGATGAAGTTGTAACAGCTAGAGGATCTGCATTAGTATCAGCAGGAGCTATAAAAGAAGCAGATAGAAAAGTATTTGAAAAATTATTAGGTAAACAACAAAACCCTATGCAAACCATACTTGGTGGCACAGCTAAGTTATCTATGATTACTAGAAGAAATTTATTTTTTCAAGATCTTATAAGTAAATCAAAAGAATTAAAAGCAGCAGGACAAAAACCTTTGTTTGCAGAAACTGCAGATGAAGCAAGATTATTGTTTGGTGATGATTTTCAACAAATAAGAATCGATCAAGCTAAAACATTAAGTGTTGCAGCAAAAGGTGGATCAGTAAATCCACTTAACGAATTGTACACCACACCAGGTATAGCAAAAGCATTAGAGGGTACATCACTTTCTTTTGACAACGCAGGTATGTTAGGTCAATTGTATCAAAGTCTTATATTATATCCAAAGGGTTTATCACAAATAGCAAAAACAATTTTATCACCAGTGACACATGTTAGAAACTTTGTTAGTGCTGGTGCGTTTGCAACAGCCAATGGTATTATACCAGATGGTCAAGCTATTAAAACAGCATACCAGGCGCTACAGACACCACTAAAAGGCACAAGACAACAGAATGATTTGTATGAAGAACTATTGAAACTTGGTGTTGTAAACTCTAACGTAAGATTAGGAGACTTAACTAGATTACTTGAAGATGTAAACTTTGGTGAAACAATGACATCAGATAGAGGTCTTAGATTATTGTTAAAACCATTATCTAAATTAAAATCTGTATCACAAGATTTATATACAGCTGAAGATGACTTTTGGAAGATAGCATCATGGGCTACAGAAAAAGCAAGAATAGAAAAACAATTTGCTAACAAAGGTATTACAAGAGGAATGACTGTAAAAAGAAATGGTGTTGATACAGTAATCGATGAACAATTTTTTAAAGAAGAGGCAGCAGATATTGTAAGAAATAATATACCAAACTACGATTATGTGTCTGAATTTGTTAAGTCACTAAGAAAACTACCTATTGGTAACTTTGTATCTTTTCCAGCAGAGATAGTTAGAACAGGAACTAATATTGTAAGACGTGGTCTTAGAGAAATAAATGAAACTGTAACTTTAGCAGATGGAACTACAGTAAAACCTTTTGAAACCTTAGGTTATACTAGATTATTTGGTTTTGGTGCAACTGTTGCAGCTGTCCCATATGCTACACAAAAAGCTTTTCAAGCTATCTATGATGTAACAGATGAAGAAAGAGAAGCAATTAGAAGATATGTTGCTGACTGGTCAAAAAATTCTACATTGTTACCTATAAAAGATAAAGATGGTAATTTTAAATATGTAGATTTTAGTCACGCTAATGCATACGATACTTTAATTAGACCAGTGCAAACTATAATAAACGCTGTTGCTGATGGCAGAACAGATGAAGATGGTTTAATGGATGATTTTATTGCTGGTACATTTTCATCTATGTCAGAGTTTGCACAACCTTTTATATCTGAATCTATTTGGACAGAAGCTGTAGCAGACTTACTAGCTAGAGGTGGTAGAACTAGAGATGGGTTTCAGGTGTTTAACCCACAGGATTTACCAGGAGATAAAGCATATAAAATTATGGGTCACCTGGTTAAAGCACAGATGCCATTTTCTTTTGAACAATTAAAAAGATTAGATAGATCTATAGAATCTGTAGATGTTTTAACAAAAGGTAAATTTGATAAGTATGGTCAAACATTTGAATTTGGTGATGAGTTTGCAGGACTTTTTGGTTTTAGATCTGTGAATGTAAATCCAGGTAGAGGTTTAGATTTTAAAGTAGCAGATTACCAAAGAGGTGTAAGACAATCTCGACAATTATTTACTAGAGAAGCTTTACGTGGTGGACCAATAGAACCTAGAGATATTGTTGATGCATATATAAATGCAAACAGATCTTTGTTTGGTGTTAGACAAGATTTTAAAAAAGATATAGATGCAGCAAGAGTATTAAACATAGGAGATAATGAGTTTAGAACATCTGTTGGAAGATTATCCACAATAGAAATAAACACTATTGACAATAATGTTTTTAGACCAATTAATATATCTCCAGATATTAGAAGAGCCTTTGCACAAAATGCAGCGAAGATAGGAGAAGTTAATCCATTAGAATCTGCATCAAGTGTTATATCAATTGTAAGAGATCAAATGAGAAACGTATCACTACAAGAACCAAACTTTCCATTTATAGAAAACCCACTATTACCTAGTGCACAGGAAACTCCTGTAACACCAACTAGCTTAAATTTACCTGCACCAGACACAGCAATACTAGCAAATTCGGGAGCAGGCAGTAGTTTTAACAACTTGAGCACAGCACAGAAACTTGCTATACTTTTTGGACGAGATTAATTATGGCAATAGAACCCAAAAATACTAGAGAACACATTTTATCTTTGTACGGACACATATCAGGTGTTAAGAAAAATTTAAAACATGTACACGAAGACGTCGAGAAGTTGGGCGGTAAGATAGACAAAGTCTATTGGGTTCTCTTAGCAGCTGCGGGAACTGCTGCACTCTTTGCAATAGGAATTTTATTTAAATAATGAATCTTTCACGTAATTTTACTCTTCAAGAATTAATTAAATCAGACACAGCAATACGTAAGGGTATTAACAATAACCCTAACGCAGAGCAGATAGAAAAATTAAAAGCATTGTGTGAAAATATTTTACAGCCAGTACGTGATCACTTCGGTAGAGTAAAAATAACTAGCGGATTTCGTAGCGTAGAATTATGTACTGCTATTGGAAGTTCGGCTAGATCACAGCACGCCAAAGCTGAGGCCGCAGACTTCGAATGCATTGGTGTCGACAACGCTGAATTATTTGATTGGATCAAAGCTAATCTTACACCAGATCAATTGATTCTCGAGTTCTACACTCCAGGCGAACCCAACTCGGGATGGATACATTGCTCGTGGATTCCAGATCAACCAAGAGCATCATTTCTACATGCTTATAAATCAGAAGGTAAAACTAAATACAAACCGATACTAGGTAAAGCTAAAGATCTAATTTAAAATCAAAAGATATAATTCTTTTTGGAAATTTAAGTTGGTTTGTTTCACTATAGTGCATTAAAAATTGTGGCACTATCATCATATCTCCTGCTACGACTGGTGGTTTATATAGTTTAGTTCGATCGTTTTCATCATTCCAAGGTTGGATGTAAGTTGTGACTGGAGAATTTTTGTGCATATCTAAATACAGAATACCACAATAACCAATAGACCCATGGTTGTGTGGAACATGGTAATCACCTTTTTGATAGCTAACAGACCAGGTGTTGTATACATCAATCTTACTATTGTATTTTGTTTTTATTAATTGAAACTCATCTTTAAATGTTTCTTGTAGTTCCCATGATATGTTTGATCTATCTCTATTACTATAAAAATTATCAAAACGTTTTTCAGGATATTGTTTTAATATTTTTTCTATATCGTATTTTTTATTTTTAAAATTTACACATTTAATTTTAAAAAATTCTATTTTAAATACTGGTTCTATTTCATATTTTATATTCATATTAAAAGTACCATAACATACACATAACAAGACTAATCCATAGTCCCATTCTTATAACTACTCCAGGTCTTAGATCCATTCTTTTAACTCCTCTCCCATTATCTGAGTTGCGATATTAACTTTTTTACGCAACGCTTTTACTATTCTAGTATCAACTGTTTTCTCACAGATTATATCTATATATGTCATAGGTCTTTCTTGCCCTATACGATCTATTCTAGCTTCTGATTGTTGTCTCTTCTCCAGGTCATAACCATTAGAATAATATATCATAGTGCTAGCAGCAGTAAGAGTAATACCATAACCACCAGTTTGAGTCGTGCCTATAAAAAAACGGACCGGGGAACTGGGATCTTGGAACTTCTTAATATTTTCTTGTCTCTCTTCTTGTGGTGTAAGACCATAGTAATCAACAAAAGAATCTGGACCATACTCTTTGTGTATAAGTTCTATTATTCTATGAACATCTCTTTGAAAATTAGCCCAGATAACAACCTTACCCTCTATCTCATCCAACAGATCCATCAATTCTGGTAATCTATTTGTAGGTAGCTCAGTCATTGTCCCATCATCTGCTATAAAATTACCACAAGTTATTTGTTGTAGTCTCATCAATTGAGTTAAAACTGTAGCGGTGGTCATCATCTTACCATTAAAATTAGCAAGAGCTAGTCTGCTCATCTCTTTGTATACTTTTAATTGATCTGGTGTAAGTGTGACTACACGTTTCATAAATGTTTTCTTCGGTAGATCTAGACACTCATCTTTTAATACACGATAAGAAAATGCTTTTAGTTTTTCTGCTAACTCATCTAGTCTTTGATAACCAACAACTATCTGTACTGATCTACCACTAAAGTTTGCTGTTCGCATAACAGCATATCTTGTTCTAAATGTATAATAAGACTCATGGCCTAACAAACCAGGAGTCAGGAATTCACATTGTTTATATAAATCTAATGGTGATTTAGTTACAGGTGATCCTGTAAGAATTCTATTGTATCTAGAAGCAAGACCTAGTTTACAAATATTCTTTGTACGTTTAGCTTCTGGGTTTTTTATTGTTGTAGATTCATCAATAGCCATCATAGCTCTGTGAGAAAATAAAAATCTTTGCGCAAAGTCTACACCTTTTTGAGTAGATAATGCTTCAACATTCATAATAAGTATATGTAAATCTTCACCAGTTTCAAACAAACTATCTAATGCTGCTGTTTGTTTTTTTGTAATTAATGGTTGCCATAAAACAGTTTTATGTTCTATGTGATCAACTAAGTGCGTAGGTATTTCAGACTCATACCAATTTTTTACTACACCTTTTGGTGCCACAATTAGGACACCATTGATCTTACCATTGTCGTAAAGCATAGATATATTATCTATTAATACTTTTGATTTACCAGTACCCATCTCCATAAAGTACGCAAAGTATGGTTTATCCCATGACATTTCTAACGCTTTAATTTGATGCGCGTACGGCTTTGTTTTAAATTTGTAATTCATAATTTTTCTTCTTTCTAGTTGACAATCATATAAACATAATTATATTGTTTGTCAATGTCAGAAAGAATAGTTTACTTAGTGCAGGACGTACCTGGTACAAAAGCCGGAACACCTAAAATAAATATTGTAGGTGCTACAAAATACGGTGAAGTAAAATCGTTGTTACCAGAACTTTCACAAATAATTTTTTCTCCAGGTCCATTAATTTTTAAATTAAGAAAACTTTTAAAAGATTTTAGACCAGAGGATTATTTATTATTAACAGGTGATCCTGCTATCATAGGTGTTGCCTGTTCTATTGTATCTGATATTACTAATGGTAAATACAACTTATTGAAATGGGATAAACAAGAAAGAAAATATTATCCTATAACAATTAACTTATACGAGAAAGGAGAAGTAAATGAGTAGTATTAATTTTGAAGAAGACCAACGACAAGATTTAAATTCTGTAAACGATGCTAAGTCTTTGTCTGATCAAGTCGTTAAACTAAAACAATTAGAGGACGACTTAATAGAAAAAGAAAAAGAATTAAAAGAACTGAAAAGAAATATCGATTTAGTTTCTGGTGAGGTTATACCTACCATGATGCAAGAGATGAACATCTCTACATTAAAACTAGCAGATGGTTCTTCAGTTGAAGTTAAACCAGTTTATGGCGCTTCTATTACAGTAGCTAATAAAGAAGCAGCCTATACATGGCTTCGAGAAAACGGCCTGGGTGATCTTATTAAAAATGAGATTACAGTTTCCTTTGGTCGTAACGAAGATAACAAGGCATCGCAATATGCGGTCCTTGC